CTTTCAAATTCCTAATTCGGATGATGATTATACCGGATCATTTGCTCGTGAGGTAATGATTGCGATTTTATGGAGACATAGTAAGATCAAATTATTGTTTAACTAAATGTTAGAGTCTATGGAACAAGTAGAGAAATTGTTGCATGTGAAGCTTGACACTACAGCAAATCAGAAACTACGCCATGTTCTCTCACGCCTAAGTCAGCCTTATCTAAAGGATTTGACTACTCCACTCGTGGATCATGACTTTCACTCAGTAAGGATTGATGCTGATGTGTTTGAAATTGATTTTGGTCGTGATCGATTCCTGGGATCGGCTTTAGACGTAATTCGTCCGGTTCTGAGTGGTTTCGATTCACGTTTACTCGATTTGGAGAGGTCTGAGTTAACAAAATCTGGCCCCAAGAGTTTACGTCCGAGTTCTAGCTGGTGGAATGCCGTGAATGACCACTTCGATAGCGGTAACTGGACTCCAGATCTTGAGGCGCTGCGACAATCTCAAGACGATGTGTGGCGCATTGTATCTTCGACCATGGATGCAGGACGCTTCATTCCACTTGAGGATGTTTCAGTGCCTATGAGCACATTCAGTGGTATGCCATACCTCGGCAAAACGAGTGATGACTACCAGTCGATACTGAGTGATGCAAAATGGATCATGTCTCGAGTCCAGTCCGGTCGGTGGTTTGAGTATTACTATTCAGTCCTCGGTCATAGAGGCCAGTCTAAGGGCTTACATCTACTACCGAAGCAACGTGTAGTGTGGGCGTATCCGAAGGCAACAGTTATGGTGGGACTAAGTTGGCTCCAATCGGTTCTTCCGCGAATGAGTCAGCTGGATGAGTTCTCGGGCTGGTGCCCTTACTATCGAACCGATCAAGTGATTCAGTCCATTATCGACAAGGCTTATGCCTATGGATCGAATGTCATCTCGATCGATTTCAGTAAGTTCGATGCTACCATCGATCCTCGAGTAGTGATGCCTGTCTTTGAGAGAACTAGATTGGCTAAGCAACTGCTTCCCATTCTTGAGGAGTTCTTCTCCTCACCCATAATGCTACCAGGTGGGTTGAAGAGTGGAAGGCGGAAAGGCGTACCCAGTGGACATGCTTGGACGAACTTTGTTGACTCAATTGCTAACTTAGTTTGCTTGTATTACATTGGGCATCGTCTTGGCGTTAACGTGATTGGTTCTTCAGTCTTAGGAGACGACTCAGTTGTCGCTTATAATCGGAAAATCGACCTAGGTGACGCAGCCGCTGCTGCATTTGAGATTGGTTTGAGGCTAAATGCTGACAAGTCAGTTGCTGATGACAGTTCCTGCCACTATTTGCAAAAACTGTACTTTCGTGGTTCCGGCCTTGGTGGTATTCGTAGTATCATCAGGAGTGCTAATAGCATTGCTTCATTAGAGCGTTGGTCTACTGAGATGGATTCGTTGTTTATAGTGGCGCGTACCTGGATGATTTTAGAGGAAGTGAGGTTTCATCCCGCGCGTGTCCAGTTCCTCGAATGGCTGAAAAGCAGGGATTCGGAGCAGTTATTGCTTCAAGATCCTACACGCGTAATTGAAAAGATTCAGAGTACGCGAATTGGCGATGAGAATCGCTGGAAGACGTCACTTCCTTCAGTACCAGCTGATTTCTGGTTTGCTGTGCCGAAAGTCTAGTCACTAAGGG